CCGTTAACGACGCACATGGATTGGTGCGCGTGGTGTTCTGAAAACGTGGAGGATGACGTATGACTGACAAGCAACAAGCAATCGCCGCGCTGATCGAGAAGATTGAGGCGGGTGATGGATCACCGTTTGACGGCGCACCAGAAACGATTTGGGCTGACTGGGATAAAATGCACCCAGAACTAAACGGCGGGACTTGGTGGGGAGAGGCTTGCAAAGCTACCGAATACCGCCGCGCAGACCTACCCCCCACGCTATCCGACGCGATGGAACTGCCAGAAGTGCGGGCGCTACGAGATGCGATGCAGCAGGTTCTTGTGGAGTACGACGAATTTGACGCCGCCGCTGCCGAGCCTGCATCAATGACCGATGCAATCCTAGAGGCACGCGCCGCCCTTGCACAATTCACGGAGGCCAAGATATGAGCAACACACCTGAATTTCTAGCCTGTTACCTAGATGGTTACGGTTCGTTTGGACGCGCAAAACCAGACTACAGCAGATGCGCAAAAAAAGTTGCCAATAGTGGGCGCTGGCCTTCTTTTCATCAGTGCAATCGAAGGAACGGCAACGGAAAACACGGTGCTTACTGCAAGCAACATGATCCCGATGCCGTCAAGGCCAAGCGTGATGCCGAATCCGCTAACAGGAAGGCAAAGTATGACTTTGACTGCCGTAATTACGCATTCGTGACAGATTGCAAAGATGCCGTACGCCAAATTGCAGCCGGTCACAATGACCCGCGCGCGCTGTGTCAATCCATCATCGACAATCTAGAGGCCAAGCCATGACACCCACCATCGCCCAAATCACCGAGGCCGTTGCAGCCGCGTTTCACGTCAGACCAGCCGACATTATGGGCAAAAGCCGTGCGCCTGTCTACGCATACCCCCGCTTCATTGCCTGCGCAATCGCCCATGATGCCGGGTATTCATACCCACGCATAGCCCACCGCATGGGATGGGATTACCACACGCGGGCTATGGACGGCGCAAGGCGGGCGGCTGAGATTGCGGAAACCAACAGCGAATACCGCAACATCATGGACACCCTTCGCGCCGCCCTTATCGGCCCGGCCCAATTTTGCCGCAATTGGCAATTCAAAAGCATTCGGAGCGCCCAATGACAAACGCAGTCGATTACGCAATCAAAAACCCCGGCACCACCGTTCAAATCGCAACAGCCATTGGCCTGGGCGTTTCAAAAGTCCGCATGGAACTTATCGCCGCCTTCAATGACGGCAGAATTGGCCGGATAACGACCAACGGCAATAATCACCAATACGGCCCGGTTATCGCAGTCAAGCCAAAAGCACAGGCCACCGCGCGGCCAGGCACCAGAACGGTTGAAATGCCGCGCCGCGACCTTGACCGTCCCACCACAACCCGCACTGTTGCGCTAAACAGTATCACCCTGATAGCAGAACCGCCCACACAGCGCCTTGAGGCGCTTTTGCGGGTGATTGACGCCGAAGCCGCGCAGCGGGCCTCTGTGGCGGAAAATGTGGGGGTGTACGGATACCCCACGGGGGTGCAGGCATGAGCGATTGGAAAGCAAGACGCCTCGCTGAACGTGACCGCGTTAAAGCATTCAGGGTGGAGCTTGAAAGCAATGTAAATCTGCGTGGTGTTTCAGAGGGGGCGAAAGACAAAATCTGGACCCTAGCTTGGGAGTATGGCCACGCGTCGGGGTTTCACGAGGTCCAGATGATGTATGAGGATTTTGCCGAGATTGCTGTATTGGTAGTTAATGGGGCCAAACCATGACCGCCATTGAAACCGCCATAAGCACTGCAATCGGCTTCGCAGTATCATGGGCGCTAACGTTCTGGGTGCTGCCTCTGTGGGGGTTTATGCCAACCCACGGGCAGGCGCTTGGCATTACGATGGTTTACACGCTGACATCATTCGTGCGCGGCTATGCCGTTCGCGCCGCGTTTCGGAGGTTTTGGGGATGATTATTCGAGAGGAAATAATAGGCGGTCAGCGACTGATTTTGGGTGATTGCCTCAAGGTGATGCCGTTGCTGGGGCGGTTTGACGCGGTGGTGACGGATCCGCCGTATGGGGTAAATGTGGGGAATATGCGGATGGGCGCGGGGCGCAAGGCTTCGGCATTCTCTGCTTTCGAGTGGGACAATTCCGCCCCAGATATTTCCGCTCTGACAGAATTCCCTGCAATCATATGGGGCGGCAACTACTTTGGCCTACCGGCTTCGGAGCGGTGGCTGTCGTGGGACAAAATGCAGGCGTTTTCTGGTGCCGACTTCGAGTTGGCTTGGACAAACCTGAAAGGCCCCAGCAAGGTATTCCGCATGTCTCGAATTGAGGCATACGGCCGCATTGACAAGCAGCACCCAACCCAAAAACCTATCGCCCTAATGGAATGGTGCTTAGGCTTCCTGCCAAAAGCCCAAACCATCCTTGATCCATTCATGGGCAGCGGCACCACGCTTGTCGCCTGCCAGCGCTTAGGCCGCAATGGCACGGGCATAGAGTTAGATCCCGAATACTTCGATATTGCCTGCAAGCGCGTAGACGAGGCCACACGGCAGGTTGATCTATTCATCGAGCCACCAAAACCGCAACCAGTGCAAGAGGGCTTTTTATGACACCCCAAACCAAAGAGCAAAAGCAGCGCAGCGAAATCGGGCGGCTGGAGCATAAGCTCCACCAAAGCAGCAATGACCGCAAATCAATGGCGCAAGACTTCACAGTTCTGCGCGAGGCTATGGGTGAAATTCGGGATCTGCTGCACAGCGGGCAAATCAGGGAAGCCCTCGCCGTGATTGACAACGAGCAGCGCATTTACGAAAGCAGACGCCAGCCACGCAAGGGGATAGCAGCATGAATGGTTTTCGTTACTGGCTGGCAGACATGATCAGCGGGGGGGAATTGACGTCGCAGCGCAACAACGTAGAATGGTGGCGTGACCACATGATTGGCGAGGTCTATGGCCCAATGGTGGATGACAAAAACATGGAATTAATACATCTGCATAAAAGCAACAAGTCCCTACATGACAGCATCGAAAAACTGATGGCTTGCGGGGCAGAGATACTTGGCCGTGAGATTGTGGCCAATCAGCGCCTTACCCGCATCGCAGCCCTTGAAACCCCATACGCAAACGCAACAGTCCGCAAAATGGCGAAAATCGCAAGAGGTGAAGTATGAGTGACGCTATGCTTTTTATCTGCGCAACCATCCTAGTGATCCTGTTCTATGGAGAGCCTGACTTGATGTCAGCGCTGATCGGCTGGGTGCAATCTGTATCGGAGGCCACTCCATGACTGACAGAAACGCCAAGCGCGCCGCCGACCGCATCAAGTATCTGGAAACCATCAACGACAGGCAGGCCGAAACCATAGAGCGCCTGCAATGCGAAACAGCGTAGATGCAACGGCAGATTGAGATATTTAAGGGGAAAGCGCGATGATGTGTAACCCCGTGACAAACGAAATGTTATAAGGTAACATTGTGGGATGAATACGATTCAAGCTGGAAAAGACCCTGCTACCGGACGCTTTACCACTGGCAACCGCTTTTGGGAGGCGCGGTCTTCGCATGGACGTAATCCAAAGTTTAAAACGGCTGATATTCTGGAAGACGCGATTAGCCAGTATTTCGAGTGGAATGAGGAAAACCCGCTATACAAGGACCAGCTTGTCACATTCCAAGGCTCCGCCACTCACGAGCCTGTTGCTCAAATGCGGGCAATGACCATAGCCGCTATGTGCATGTTCATCGGGGTGGACCATAGCACATGGATAGAATGGAAGACTTCACGTTCCGATTTTTCCAAAGTCATGGGGTGGGCTGAAAGCGTTATCTACCGTCAGAAGTTTGAGGGCGCGTCTGCTGACCTGCTGAACCCAAATATCATTGCGCGGGATCTTGGCTTGGCGGATAAGAAGGAAGTTACGGGCGGCATTGCTTTGACCGTAACGCAAGATGATGCTGAACTGTGACAGTTGCAATTCTAACCCCAAAACAGAAAGAGGCTAACCGCCTCTTATCATCATCCGCCCGAAACATCATGCTTCGCGGTGGGTCACGTTCCGGCAAGACGTTCCTGCTGGTCAGGGCAATCATCCAGCGGGCAATCAACGCGCCCGCATCACGTCACGCAATATTCCGTTTCCGGTTCAACCACGCAAAAACATCGGTATGGGCTGATACCATCCCAAAGGTTTTGAAGCTGTGCTTTCCAGAACTGCGGGCTAGGTTTGATAAAACTGACTTCTATCTTGAATTGCCAAACGGGTCACAAATCTGGATTGCAGGTCTGGATGATAAGGAACGTGTGGAGAAAATTCTCGGCGCAGAATATGCCACGCTTTATTTCAATGAAAGCAGCCAAATCCCTTGGGGATCTGTTGAAACGGCAATGAGCAGACTTGCGCAGAAATGCGAACTCGCACCGGAAATACAGGCCGCAACGGGCAAAACATACCTATCCCTGAAAGCATATTTCGACTGCAACCCGCCGTCAAAACTGCATTGGTCTTACCAAATGTTCCGCGCGAAGATGAAGCCGGGAACAAAGGAGCCGCTTGCCAAGCCGGATGACTACGCCGAGATGAAGGTCAACCCGTCAGACAATGCCAGCAACCTGCCAGCCGAATATTTCGATGTACTGGCCAGCATGTCATCCGCCAAGCGATTGCGCTTTGAGGCTGGTGAGTGGGCAAGTGACGTAAACGGTGCGCTATGGTCGTTAGAGGATCGTAAGGCATCGGACGGCAAGAACATGCCGGGCATTGATAGCCTTCGTGTTGCGGAACTGCCAGAAATGCGGCGCATCGTGGTTTCCGTTGACCCGTCTGGCACCCGTGGAGATGGGGGTGGCGATGATATTGGTATTCTTGCCGTTGGGATTGGGGTTGATGGGCATGGCTATGTTATTGAGGATGCGACTTGCCAGATGTCGCCGGAGGGATGGGGGCGGCGGGCTGTGGAGGTGTATCACCGTCACAATGCTGACAGGATTATTGGTGAGCGCAACTATGGCGGCGATATGGTCCGGTTTACCGTTGCCACGGCAGACCGTAGCGCATCATATAAAGAGGTTTCGGCAAGCCGTGGTAAGCATGTCAGGGCGGAGCCAATCAGCGCCCTTTATGAGCAGGGCCGGGTTCACCATGTTGGTGAATTTCAAGACCTAGAAGACCAGCTTTGCAATTTCACCGCTTCGGGCTATATTGGCGATGGCTCCCCTGACCGCGCTGATGCGCTAGTCTGGGCGCTGACTGAACTGATGTTAGGCAAAGCCGCGCCACGCATACGGGCGCTATAGCCAAGCGCAACGTTATATTGTAACATGCGGCAAACGACACAAGGGCGACTGCATGAAATTCCCCCGCATTTTCGGACGATCAGAACAAAAGGCCAGCGCAACGGGCGCGATGATGGTCATGGCACCGGGCGAGGCTGTGTGGTCGAACCGGGATTACAAAGCCTTTGCAGATGAGGCGTACCGCCGCAACGTTGTAGCATATCAGGCGGTGAACCGCATTGCGGACGCCGTTGCCTCGGTGCGCTGGACGCTATGGCGCGGCGAAACTGAAATCATTGACCATGAAGTCTTGAAGCTATTGGCCAAGCCAAACCCAATGCAATCGGGCGCGCAATACATTCAAGCCAAGATCGGCTATTTGCTGCTATCGGGCAATGGATACGAGGAGCGGGTGAAGGTCGGGCAATCGGTGCGCGAATTGTACCAACTACGCCCTGACCGCATGAAAGTCCTGCCAAGCAATACAGGCTTTCCGCGCGGGTACGTTTACGAAATGGCCGGGCGCAAACACCAATGGGATATGGACGAGCAAACGCAGGATTGTGATGTGCGCCATATTCGCATGTTTAACCCGCTTGATGATTGGTATGGTTTAAGCCCGGTTGAGGCGTCCGCCTATTCAATCGACCAGCACAATGAGGCCATGCAATGGATGCAGGGGCTATTGCAGAATGGCGCGCGGCCATCCGGTGCGTTGGTTATGGCTGGCGAAGCGTCTATGGGTGATGAGGCATTTAACCGCCTAAAGGCCCAGATGGATGAGCAATACACGGGATCAAAAAACGCGGGCAGGCCAATGTTGCTAGAGGGCGGGCTCGATTGGAAGGAAATGGGACTTAGCCCAACGGATATGGGCATCATCGAGGCAAAGAACGCCGCCGCGCGTGATATTGCGTTGGGCTTTGGCGTTCCTCCACAACTGCTAGGCATTCCGGGCGATAACACATATTCAAACTACCAAGAGGCGCGTCTTGCGTTTTGGGAGGACACTGTAACGCCGCTTGTTGATTGGATTGCATCGGACTGGTCGGAATGGTTGACCGGCGGCGAATTGCAAGTCAAGCCAGATATGGATCAGATTCCAGCGATTGTTGAAAAGCGGCAAACGCTCTGGGATATGGCGGACAAAGCAACGGATCTGACAATCAACGAGCGCCGCGAATTGAAGGGCTACAAGCCTGTAGATGGCGGCGATGTGTTGCTTGTTAATTCATCGCAGATCAGCTTGGACACGGCTACAGAACCGCCGTTGCCAATGCCTGCGCCTGCCCCGGTGGTGCCATCCGTTCCGCCTGAATTGACGCCGGAAGACATCAAAGCATGGGTATACGGTGCGCAGACTAATTGACCAAAACCCGCGCCGGGAGCAGCGGCGGCAGGTGATCTTGATGGATCAGCTAGAATCGGGCTTTCAGAAGCGCATCAAATCCGAGTTGGCGCGGGCCATGCTGGATATGGCGCTTGTCTATGAACACACTGGCGAGGTTCCGCCCGCGCGCGACCATGTTGAACGGCTCACCGCGATTTATCAGGCAATGGCGATTGCCACAATGTCCGTGTTTGGCGGGCGCGTTGTGCAGCAAGGAAAGAGCGGCGGGCATGTGCTGGAAACCAAAGACTTCGCAGGAACAATGGCGCGTATCGCGCTGGGCTACATTGCGTCGGAAATGATACGGCGGCGCATTACATCGGTAGCAGATACCACGCGGCAACAGATCGTCAATGCAGTTGATCGTGGGTATCAGGAAGAGCTTGGGCAATTCGGCGTTGCAAAGCTGGTGCGCGAGGCCGTGCCGTCAATGTCCACATTCCGCGCCGCGCTTATTGCCAGAACGGAAACCCATGGGGCCGCGAATTACGGCGCGTTTGCGGCGGCTGATGAAACTGGCCTATTGCTGGATAAGGAATGGATTAGCGCGGATGATGAGCGGACGCGGGAAGACCATGCGCTTGCCAACGGTCAGATAGTCGCCAAAGATGTGCCGTTTGATGTTGGCGGCGAGGCGATGATGTATCCCGGCGATCCGGCTGGCAGTGCCGCGCAAGTGATAAATTGTCGTTGCGCGATGGGCTGGGTTGTCAGAGACTAGCGCACCACTCTTTGTTATGTTATAACGTAACAAACCTACGCGGGGAAAAGTATGATCGAACACAAGCAAGCTGCCTTTGAGTTGAAAAAAGAGCCGGATGCAGATGGCGAGTTTGAGGGCTATGCGTCTGTTTTCGGCATTGTTGACCAAGGGCTTGATGTGGTGGAGCGTGGCGCGTTTACCAAATCGCTGGGGTCGGGCCGCAAGGTTAAAATGCTTTGGCAGCATGACAAAAGCAAAATCATCGGCGTTTGGGATGAAGTACGCGAGGATGAGCGCGGGCTATTCGTTAAGGGCCGCTTGCTTAAAGGCATCCGCCAAGCTGAGGAGGCCATGGTCATGCTACGCGCGGGTGCGCTTGACAGTATGTCTATCGGCTATCGCACAGTTGAGGCGGTGCCGGAAGGCGGCGGGCGTATCCGCAAGCTAATGGAATTGGATTTGTATGAGATCAGCTTGGTAACGTTTCCCGCGCTGTCAGATGCAAAGGTGACAGACGTTAAGTCAGAAGACGGCGCGTTTGACATTCGGAAATTGGAGGCCGCGCTGCGTGACGTATGCGGGCTTTCGCAAAAGGAGGCCAAGGCATTGCTTGCTGATGGCTTCAAGGGCCTGAAAGTGACACGCGACGTGGGTGCTGACAATGGCGATGAAGGGGCAAAAGCCCTGTTGCAATCATTGGAAAAGCTAAAAGGAGCATTCCATGTCTGATGAACTTAAGCAGGCGGTAACAGCCGTTACCGAAATCAAGGCCGCATTCGAGGCATTCAAGGATGCAAACGATACGCGGTTGAAGGAAATCGAAAGCAAAGGCGCGGCTGACCCCGTGACCGAAGCCAAGCTGGCTAAGATCGAAGCCGACTTGGATGCTGCCCAAAAAACCGCCGATGCGGCTGTGCTGGCATCCAAGCGGCAAGCGCGCGTTGTGACCGATGAAAAGGGCAACGCTGTTGACCTTGATCAAAAGGCGCTGGAATGGGCCGATATGATTGCCCGCAAGTCTGGCACCCGTGCAACTGGCTTTGGTGCAAAGGAACTGGACGGCTATAAAGGCCAATTCATGTCCTACCTGCGCAAAGGCGATCAGGTCATGGGTGCCGATGAAATGAAGGCGCTTTCTGTCGGGTCTGATCCTGATGGCGGCTATGTGGTTTATCCCGATATGTCGGGCCGCATTGTTTCCAAGGTGTTCGAGACTTCGCCAATGCGCGCTTACGCATCGGTGCAGGTTATCAGCACGGACGCGCTGGAAGGCTTGTTTGATCTGGGCGAGGCCGCATCCGGTTGGGTGGCGGAAACCGCCGCCCGCGACGATACGGTGACGCCAAAGCTGGGCACTTGGCGCATTCCAGTTCACGAGTTGTTTGCATTCCCCAAGGCCACGCAAAAGGTTTTGGATGATGCTGCAATAAATCTTGAGGCTTGGTTGGCTGGCAAAGTTTCGGAAAAGTTTGCCCGCGACGAGGCAACTGCCTTTGTCAATGGTGATGGCGTATCGAAACCGCGCGGGTTCTTGACCTATGCGACCGGCACCACATTGCCCGGCACGATTGAGCAAGTGCCAACTGGCGTATCCGGTGGTTTTGCCGCTGCGCCAAACGGTGGAGACGTGTTGATTGACGCGCTGTATGGCCTCAAAGCCCAATACCGC